TTCTTGTAGATTATCCTGCTCCTTCTGGTGCATTAAGTCTTGCAGAAGAAAGACAACAGAATCGTAGACCTTATTGGATTGAAGTAGATCCCACAAATCTTTTAGGTTGGAGATTAGATAGAGAGTCTAACTATGGAAATTTAATACAGGCAAGGATAGCGGAAAAGGCTGTATTACCTGATGGGGCTTTTGGCGAAAAAGTGTATGACCAAGTAAGAGTAATTGAACCTGGAAGCTACAGAGTATTTCGTAAAAAAGATCAAATTGATGCAATGTATGATGTTGACGATAATTCTTATGCTGGTGAATTTGATACGGGAACTACAGGGGAGGATTATAAATTAGCTGAATCAGGTAGTTTTTCTTTAGGAGAAATACCATTAGTTACTGTTTATTCTGGAAAAGTTGAAAATTTAGTAAGTAAACCACCTTTATTGGACATTGCTTATTTAAATTTGGCACATTTTCAAAGACAAGCTGATTTAATACATAGTTTGCACGTTGCATCTCAACCAATGCTGGTGATGGAAGGATATGACGATCAGACCAAAGATTTAGCTATTTCAGTTAATTATGCGATGGCAACACAACCTGGAAATAAAATTTACTATGTAGAGCCAGCGAGTAGTGCATTTGAAGCTCAATCATCAGAAATTAAAGAATTACAGATGCAAATGGCAACATTAGGAATCAGTACACTATCACAACAGAAGTTTGTAGCTGAATCTGCTGATGCAAGAAGATTAGATCGTGTTGATACAAACTCTATGTTGGCAATGGTTTCAATGGAATTAGAGCAAAAACTACAGAAGGCATTTAATTTTTCAGCACAATATGTAGGAATCGAGCCACCAGAGGTAAAAATCAGCAGAGACTTTGATATTGAAAGATTAATTGGACAAGATATTACAGCTTTGACATCATTATTCGATCAACAAGTAATAGATCGAGAAGAATTTAGAGACATTTTAGTACAGGGTGAAGTATTACCAACAGCAAATGAGGTCAAATCCGAATAGTCTGCTACAATAGTAGATAAGTACATAGATTTTTATGGCTAAATCCTTAGATAAGGTACTTCAGCCTGACGGAAGCTGGAAGTGGGAACTTGTAGAACCTTCTTATGAAGAAAAGATGGGAAATCCTGCTGGTACAGTTTGTCCTACTCCAGAAAAATTAGTTCCTGGAGAATTGGCTTTTGATGAGACTGCTCCCGAAAAAGGTATTCTTACCGCCAGTTCAAAGACAAAGAAGGAAAAATTAGAAGTACAGAAAGAAACTACTGCTAATTTTGAAAAAATGACAAAAGCTGCACTTGAAACTTATGGTCGAACCATAGGTCTTGAGTTAGATAAGAGACATAACAAGGCAGATTTAATTGCCGAAATAGAAAAATTTACTTCTAATAACTAATTATGATTGAAGAAAAAGTAATTGAGCAAACACCAGAAACTCCTACACCAGAAGTTACTACACCGAATCCACCTGTAAATGATTTAGGTAAACAGTTACAGGAAGCAAATGAACGTGCTGCAAAGGCAGAGCAATTAGCAGAACAACAACGTAAAGCTGCTGAAGAAGCGGAGCAAAAGTTTAAAAATGCTAAAAGTAAAATAGGTCAATATTATGACGATAGAAATAAGGCATTAGAAGATCAGGGAATGTACAAACCTTTATGGGAAGAGGCAAATAAAACAAACCAAGAAATGCAGAATGAGGTAAACAATTTAAAACAACAGATACAGGATCTACAAAGTTCTAATGAAGCTGCAAGTACTAAAACTGAAGCATTAGCAGCGATTAGTAATATTGGAGCGATAAATGCGGAACAAACTTTATCATTGTTACAAGGAAAGTTACAAAGAAACGCTAACGGAGAGGTTGTAGTTCTTAATGGTGGGGTTGAACAAAATATCAACACTTATCTCGGCAGTCTCAAAAATCCTGGTAGTGGTTGGGAGCATCATTTTAAACCAAGTTCTGCTGCTGGAATGGGAGCAAAACCAACACCAGTTGCAAGTACAGGAAGTGGACAACCAAATCCGTGGAAAACGGGCAATGTGACTCAACAAATGCTAATATCAGAACAAGACCCTCAACTTGCAGCCGTGCTGAAACAAGAGGCTCAATAACACCTAAAAAAGAGTAATTTCTATAAATCCGTGATTTAAGAATTTGCTATCAAGTCTGTGGCTTGAAAAGTGTTAACCCAAGTCCGTGACTTGGAAACGTAAAATTTATTTTTTAATTTAGCTCTCATGGCTGCTCCGTTTCAGAATTATACTGGCGGTGTTCTATTAGCGGACATCGTTAAAAGAAATAATTTTAGTGCTTACGTTTCTCAAGCTATAAAAGAACGTAGCCTATTTATACAGTCTGGTGCTGTAGTTCGTAACTCTCTGCTTGATGCAACAGCAGGAGGAACAAGAATACAGGTTCCAGAATTTAACCCAATCGCACCAACTGAGGAAATCTTAGATGGTACAGGTACTTGGGGAACAAGTGGTGCTGGTTATCTAACACCTCAGAAGATTGGTACAGATACACAAGTTGCAACTATCTGTCACAGAGGTTTTGCTTATGCTGTTGATGACGTAGCTATCTTGGCTGCTGGTGAAGATCCAATGGGTCACATCAGAAATCAACTTGCAGATGCTATCAATAAATTGAACTCTGTTCGTTTATTTGAAACACTAACTGGTCTATTCCATACTGCTCTTAATGGTCATCGCCTTGAGAAGCAAGTTGGTAGTTCTAGTGCTAGTGCTGAAGCAAACTATCTTACTGCTGCTACTGTTGCAGAAGCTCGTTCTCTTATAGGAGAAAGAGGAGAGGAACTTGATCTTCTTATAGTTCACCCTGCGGTTGCTTACTATCTATACCAGGTAGGTCTACTAACATTCTCCCCTTCTGCCCTATCAACTGGTACTGGCATAACTTGGGGTGGTGGTGGTGTTGGTGTAACTGACAGATCAATCGGTCAATTTGCTGGTTGTACAGTTATCATCGACTCTCAGGTAAACATCAACGACCCAACATCTACTGGTAATCGTCAGGAGTTCCGTTGCTACTTAATGAAGTCAGGAACAATTCTTGAGGGTGTTCAGTCTGAGCTAGGTATTGAAGCAGAAAGAAACATCTTATCTAAGCAAGATGTTATGTCTGTTGATTACCACAGTGCTTATCACGTTATGGGTACAAAGTGGACATCTGCTTCTGACAACCCTGCTAACTCAGCACTTAGAACAGGCTCTAACTATGGTGTAACTTATGACATCGACCAAATTCCAATGGTTGAAATCTTTGTAAACACACCATTATCTAATGGCCTAAAGTCTTAATTTCTATTAAGATTAAATTAGTGGTCAGAAACCTCATCAATTATTGGTGGGGTTTTTTCTTTACGCTACAATAAAACTAAATTACTTTATAGATCGTGGCAGCTACCATAATTGCAACTATAAAAAGTGAAACAGCTAATAGTTATGTCACATTGGCAGAAGCTAATAGTTACTTTGAAACAGTACCAGACTCCTCAACCTGGACAAATAAAACTGACGACCAAAAAAATAGAGCATTAATATCAGCTACTCGATGGATTGAAAGTTTTGTATTTTACGGAGATAGATGCGATGAAAGTCAGGCACTAAAATTTCCAAGAACTAACTACCAGGTAGATGGTGTTGAGTTAGCTTGTAGTACGATTCCAAACAATATTAAATATGCAGAATATGAATTAGCTAGAGCTTTGGCAAATGATACTGGTGCTATAACTGGAACTACTGGTAAAGATGGAAACTTTAGTGAAGTCAAGCTAGGAGATATTGAGGTTAAATACAATACTGATAGTCAGGGAACAGGATCAATAAATAATATTTTAGATGTTTACCCGTGGTTACAAAGTTATCTTGGAGCGTATATGCTAGGTGGAGCAGGAACTTTCCAACTAAGGGCGGTTAGAGGCTAATGGCAGGACAACTAGATACAGCACTAAAGAACATTGCAAAACAGGTTGTTTCACTACTTGGAGATTCTTTAGATACAACTATTGTTTATACAAGAAAAGGAGTATCAAGCTATAACAATGCTACTGGTGAATACATAACAGTAGATACGAACTATACGATAAAAGTTCCTATTGAGTTTGTTAGATCGACTGAAGAAACAGGCTTTCAAGAAAATGTTGCAAGGTTATACATAACACCAGATTTGATAGGAGATAATCAGCCTTTACTACAAGATGAAATTACTCTGACATTTTCTGGATCTAGCAGAGGTTGTAAGATAACTAATATTCTTACTCAAAAAGGTGGTCAAGAATATTTATTCAGAGTTGATGTTATTTTCTAATGACTTTAGTAAACGCACGAGCAGC